CGGTTGCTTGTGTAAACGCATTCCCGATATCAATCAAAGCAGGCAACAAGCCAGATACAAAGTTGTTTTTGGTGGCTGTTACATTGCCATTGAGCACGGTCAAGATGTCATTAAACTGGTCGCTTTGTTCAGCCAGTCGAGTTGTCATACTACCCGATTGCGCGTAGGCTTCCATTTGACCCTCTATGGCTTGCCTACCTTCATTCAATAGTGGTATTAACTCGCGCCCAGACTTGCCGAAAATCTCTTGTGCAATAGCAGCCTTTTGAACGCCATCGCGCATTGTCGAGAATCTGTCAGCAACATCTAGCAGGATATCTCTCGATTGCCTAAAGTCACCTGATGCTGTTTTGGTATTGATAGATAGACGTGCAAAAGCATCGCTACCCTTCGCAACGTTACCATTCATTATGCCGATGGCTTTTGCGACATCCTCTAGATTTGACCCGTTTAACTTTGCAGCCTTGCCTAAGCCGCCAAGCTCTTCGACGGTTAGAGATGATATTTTTCTAAGATCATTTAAGCGGTCGCCAGCATCAACAACGCCCTTTATCATCGATGCAAACATGTCGATCGACAAGCCTACACCGATAGTCCCCAAGATATTATTAATGTTTGATACGGTGCGGGTTACTGTAGCCTGAGCGCTAGACATATCTTTTGATAGCCGAGCCAAATCAGCGGCCATCTGTATCTCTAACATTCCGACCACAGTACCCATTACTTTATCTCCGCTGGTATTAACGCTTTCATCTGTCTGCGCATTTTGTCGGTTGCTGCTTGCGCGTTATGTGCTGACATTTCTTCAGGTACATATGGTGCAGGGCAGTTCTTTTCTTGCGACTCGAAATACTGACTTGCGTACTCTCTCGACAGCTTGCGCATGAATTCAGACTCCCAAAGCTGCAACTCACATTCGCGCAACTTGCACCATGCAAGCAACTCTTGACTACTTAACGGCTGCTCACTAAATCCAATGTCTTTCAAATACTCTACGATATGCGCCGCATCGATGTCAGGCAAATCAGGCTCGAGACCATCATCAATCAGCGCATTAATCCTGCTCTTTTTAGCATCACGTGGCACGGCATAAAGCCATGCCAACTGCCTAATATATAACGCTAAACCTTCGTAGAGTTCTTGGTAAAATTTGCCCAGTCACCAAGATAAGTGGCGACTTGATCGGCAATAAATCCAAGTGATTCATCAGCATAGACTGCTTTAAATAGCGCTTTGCCTTCCAATTTGTCGAACTCGATATTTTCAAAAGATTCTGTGCAATCAGCCAGATAAGTAGCTCTTTCCTCTGCTATGCTTTCTGCTGTCTGATCCGATTTGCCTTTTTTGCGCAGAATGTCAAGTGTCCGATTACTTTTTGCCGCCTGTGCTTTTGCAAACTTTTTGCTTCCAGGGCTGTAAACGTTAATAGCTATTTCTTTGCCATCATCGGTATACATAAGTTCTTCGCTTGCATCTCGCAAGTGTAAACGTCCAGTTTGCTCAACCGCGTATTTTCTTATATCCATTTTGTGTCCTTTAGAGTGGTTTAAAACTTTGTTGCCTGTGCCCAAGGTGCCGCCACTCTAATGGCGGTCAACCTTGAGTCAGTGCCCTTTATACAGTGCCGACAATTACGATATCGTAAGTAACTCCGGTAGTACCAGCACTATTTGTTATGGTCAGCAAGTCGCCCGTTCCAGCGGTTACCGCGATACCATTTGCATCAGGGGCAATCAATGCAAAGCACGCGCCCGGAGTCAATGCGATACCGTCACTAGCCGCCATGAAAGCTACTAAGCCATTTGCAGCCGGGCGGGTAACCTGCACATTGTTTGTGTTGGTCGCCGCTGCTTTGATGATGATTGCTTTGATCTTAGTAAATGTCAGTGTGGTACCGTGCGAGTCAGTCAAGCCGCCTGCTAAATCCAAATCTTCTGTACCTGATGCCGCAAGTGTGCGCGTATCAGCAAAAGCCTCATTTGCCTGATTAGCTCCTGTGCCATTGGTAAACGAAAAATTTGCACCATAGCGGATTGGATCGGTTACGCTGCGAAGATCCAGCGAACTAACCAAGTCCAATGCAACAGATACGCTGACGTTACCTGATAATGTGATAGCCATTTTCTATATATCCTTTATACTAAAACGTCAACAAAAATAGTGCCGCCGCTTTGCCCGGTAACAGCAAATGTGCATTCAACCATAGGGATGTCATTAGCGCCACCAACGGTCACAGGCATTCCTGTAATCATCGCCATGAAGTATCTTTTATCGCCGTTCGGGAATGTCAGCAATACTGAGTATGCGCTCTGTGATGCCAAAGCAGCAGCAAGCAATATTTGACCAGCATCGTCTGTATCTTGCGCAATCGAAATAGGTGGAGAGCCGCCGTCTTTGGTACCTTTAAACTTTTGCAGGATGCCTGTTTCAAGATCCGTGAAAGTTATGATCTCTTGTGATACGCCGATAGCGCCAATGTTCTCAACGCTTCCGACTTTGGTATAAGATAGAGCACCATATCCTGCAGCGTCATAAGTCGCCGGAACTGATGCGCTTAATTTGATTGTTGCCCCTAACGATGTATTGACTGCCATTTTTAAATGCTCCTTTGATATTTCACCATAAAATCAACGCTTTGCATGTATAAAATTACTTCGGAATCATAGAAGTCTGGTCCTATAAATTCCTCAATTACTGCTTTACACATGACTGATTCACTACTTAAAACAAATAATCTTTCCACCGCTTTACACGCATCGCGCACGGTGCGCAAAAGTGCTTTCTGTTCTGCATAACTTTTTGATACCACTGTTACTTGTATGCGCTCTGTCTCTAATCTGATCGACTCGCTACCTGCTAACGTATCGCGCATCTTTCCGCTTATCTGAGTGATCCCGATAGCTGGCAAAGTTGTACCTATTGGGATAACACCAGCTATAACTTGCGTAGTTGTCGCAGCATTAAGCAGTTTTTTAATGATAGCCACGCCGCTCATCTATTCGATTCCTAGATCAATATCAGCAGTGTTAAGGCCGTTCTTTGTTGCTAATCTTTTCTTGATGTAATCAGCAGCAGCCAAAACACCGTTATTAGCTTGAGAATCCAATGCTGGTCGCATAAATGGGATGGCCTGCATACCTGGATGATTAATTTCACCACCTTCTTTACTCGATAAGCTGTGCGCCCTTGCTCCGGTCAGTTCGATTATCGGAGCGTAGAAAACTATCGCGCCATTTTTACCCTTGCCGCCAGCAATCAATCGTGCTGTAACTTTACCCTCGCGCTTGTCTATCCGAGCCGATACTCTGATTGAGTCCCGCAAAGCGCCAGCATAATGTTTATACTTTCTTTTGTTATTTTCTGACGGTTCACCAACAGGGCAATTCTGTACAGCAGCTTCCTTGATCGGTTTTAATCCAGCACGCAACGCGCCACGCATAATGTTTTTTTCTATCCGCAAAGGAAGTTTTTGCAGATAATCATTAAGCTCAGACAATCCCTTGACGCGCACTGTGCTCATTTCTTACTCAACCACGAAATGAAAAGTTCCGGTTTTAGTATCGCCGCCCTGAGCAATAACAATCTTTATCCTGTCTTTTGCAATGCAAATCGGCTCTAATACCGCAGTGCCGCCGCCAGCATATAAAGCAGCAACGCCAGCGGTCGAATGAGTCGCTTGTCTTGGTGCAACGGTTGCCGAGGCATTAACATCAGCCTGTGTCCAGATCGTTTCACCCGTTGCTTCTGATGTAATAGTAAAATCTACGCCAGCCGCATAATCGGTCTTAACGTATCTAATGTGTGATAATTTGCCAGTGAAATTCGGCGTGTAAGCAGTGGCAGATCCGTCAGAAATCGTAGTGACCGCAACTTCAAATCGCTGTATAAAACTCATGCTGTGTACCTCTCCGCTATAAATTCACTCATATCACGATAACCAATCTCAGCAGGGCCAGATACAATCTGATAAACAATGTCGTCAATCAAAAAGCGCATCGTTGTATCAATATCAGTTCTGTATTTCATCCTGATCCGCGACTGGTTAGTATTTGTATCTAAAGCATTTTTTACAGCTTCTGACTTGCTAGGTAGCACATCTAACTTCTCTACCCATACAGTTGCCTTCTTTGCCCATTCTATTTGCTCAGTTCCGTAGTCACCCTCAAGAGTGACAGTTTTATACTGGATCTCACAAATACGATTGAGCCTTCCGCTACGCATAAGTCAGTGCTGCCCGGTTATCCCATATCTGATTAAATCGTCCACTATCAGCATAGTTAATAGCTCCGGTGGCTAATGTCTCCCGCATGATTGACCATGATGCAGCGCTCTCTAGTGCGCCTGGATCAGCGAAACCTGTGTATGCATAAGTTGCGCCCACATCCTCGCGCATAATATGCCGCTCATGTAAAACGCTAGAATTGTCTGTTACGTACATTTATTAAGCTCCGTCATATAATCTTAGTGTGTCTAACATGCTATTAACGCCAAGCTGTAGAACTCCGCTGGTTACGCCAATAACAACATGCTCCCGATTGTGATACATGCCGCCAATAATCAAATGCATTGCAGTTTTAGCAGCACTCGGCACGCTTGACGATGTAGCACCATATCCAACCGAGTAAGTAATCTTGATCCCGTTAACCTCGCGCAGTGTTGCACTAGGCCAGCTTGCTGTGTCGTTTAAGATAATCCTGCCAATTTCGCTTGCTGTGTCAGTATAAAAATCTGTAAAATTTGTTGTGTTTCCGTCTGAGTCTGTGTAAGCTATCGTGGTTATTGACTGCAAAGGTGACTTAGGCAGTTTTATTACATTGCTATCAGGCCATGTATCGAGATACAATTCCCAGACTTGCGTTATCATGCACTTGTCTGTGTAATGCTCTACGTACTCGCGCGCCGCAGTGATAAGCCTGTTTAAGAGGTCATCCTCATAACTGTATGCTAGAGCATCATCGCTTGTGACCGCGAGCCTTAGGTTTAGCTTCGCTTCTATCAGGCTCACTGGCTCCACGCTCGGCGCTGTTTTCAACTTGCTTATCATCTTTAATCACCTGCTTATCGGTAGCAATTACAGCCCAGTTTTGTGATAAAAAGGTTGTTGCAAGCTCGACATGGCCGTTTGTTTTGGTCATGTCGTATTCTTGCCCTGCCAGATAGCGCAGGATCACCACGCCATCGACAGACCCGCTTTGATCACAAAGCATCCTAATTTTCATTAGGCTTCGTAACCTTCAAGTTGAATTAAAAACT